AGAGAAATCAAAGCAGTTTTTTCTCAACGATGGGTCCCCTTCTCAAGGCTCAACCATGCCTCCCTGATGAGGTTGTACATGTTGTCGGACTCGGGATACACAAGGATCGGTCGGTGCTCTAATCGACGCTCTTGAGCAATTGGTACAGTTGCTCTCCGACTCCTACCAGGATCTGGTACGTCAGCCCTTTGAGCTTGAGCACCTGGTGGCCCTGCAGGATTGAGCACAGTTCCTTCAACAGGCCCTTTGTGTACATCCTTTTGTCGTACTCCCTCCCCGAACCTGCTGCAAGTTTCTCTAGCTCTCGGAAGTCTTCGATCCGCTGCTTTACCAGCCCGCAGATCTCCTTCTCTTCCGCAGTCTCGTACTTGCCTTTTAGGACGGGTGTGAGGGTGTTGAGCTGCTTGGCAACTTCGTCCAACCAGAGGTCTCGGTGCTCGTCCTCTGAATCAGAGTCATACATGACAATGTTGTTAGTATGCACTGGGAGCACTTCCATCGGATGTTTCCCGCTGATGCCCGCTAACAGCTCAACTAGAACAGTTTTTCCTATCGACTGCGTGCTAAGTATTAGCATGCATGCAAGAACTTGTTTCCCTTCTCTGTCCAGGGAGCTGATGTAATTTGAGATCTCTTGTAGGCCATCCTTCGCCTTGTACCCCTTCTTCACACTGTTCATGTCATACTTTCCGCCTTTTAGCCTGTTTGAAATTAGGACAAAAGCTTCAGGCGTCTTTCTTGTCACATATTTGTACACGAGAGCCACTTGTATCAACTCGTCCGTGCCGTACGTAGACTCATCTCTGACCGTTTTCCAAATTCGAGCGCAGGTTTTTTCAGAGTGGCAGTTCTCCATCTCTCTTACGTGTGGTCCAATTCGGGGCATGCATATTGAGTCCAAAGAATTACCTGCTGCCATTTGGTGGGCCATCTTTATGGTCTAGTACTGCTTGTTATTGCT